TGAAGTGGGCCACACGGAGCGGCGTCGAGATGTCAAACCGTTGGGCAGCAGCATCCATAGCTGCGGCGACCGGTCCAGCATTCGGGCAGCCCACGAAGTCGGTCAGGCGCTCGGCGGTGATCTCCGCGTCAGGCATCATGATCCGCCGCTAGATTTCGCAACATCGGCATTGGCCTGGGCCTGTTTGATGTTCTCGACAGATTTTCCCCAATAGAGCGCGCTCACGCCCGCGAAAACGGCGCCGATGAAGATGGCGCCTTCGCTGAAATTCTTGCCCTCATAGGCGATGACGCACACGGCATAGGCGGTTGAGGCTGATGTCACGATGATCGCGAACGGCCGCGCAAGGTCCCCAAGAAAGGCCTTGACCGCGTCACTCGTGCTCGGCGGCTGGTGGACCGGCGTGTCGGTCGTGGGATCGGTCATGCTAAGCCCCTCAGATATCAGCGCTGCGAAGTATAGGCCCAGCCGCCGGAAAAATCTCAGCCACAGGCATGCTTCGCCGTGGCCACCCTGGCTTCATAGGCATCTCGAGCGGCCTTTCCCTTCGCTATCAACAGGTCCCGGCCGATAAGACCCGGAGCGGCGGCCAAAGCGGCTGGCGTATCTGGATAGGACGGCGGCGATGGAATGGCGCATGCCTGCGGCGCTAGAACGTGGCCGGGCATGGCCGGAAAACCGACGCGATGCACAGGAGTCAGTTTGGCCTGATGCGCACAGCCGGCCAGCGCCAGAAAGAGGCAAAGCCGTTTCATTGATGATTTCGCAAAGCCGCCCGGCGATTCGATGCGCTGTTCGGCCCGAGGAGTGCGGTATTGTTGTCTTGGGAAGTCGCCATCAGCACCTCAATCTTGGTGTTGAAGGCGTCCATTTTAGCTGACTGGGCCTTTTGATCGTCCACAATCTGGCCCATCGTCTTCAGACTGGCGTCAACTGCGGCAAACCATCTCGCCATTGTGAGGGTGGCGGTCGACATAGCGATAATGACCGCAACGAAGGCGCTAATGCTCGTGATGGTGATCTTCCGGCCCAACTTGGCGGAATTGTCTTCCACGCAGCTATGCAAGGCCTTGAGGTATTTGACCCCTTCAAGCTCTGTCGGATTATCTGGCCAGTCGATCTTCATCCGGCCGCCAAGTGCGAAAGAAGGGTCTTGCCGAACACCCCCAGGAGAGCGCCCCCCGCGAAGAGAAATCCGCGAAGCCACCAGCGGTCCTGGGTCAAGCCCTTAATCGCCTCGTCCCAGCTCTCCCCTCTCCGCTCCAGCTCGTCCACCTTCGCGACGAGTTTTCCGAGGTCGCGTTCCACGGTCATGGGCGTGGCTAACGGCTTGAATGCCGAGGCCGAGGCACCCGATAGAGACCACAAAGAGAACTAGTCCCCCAAGTAGCGACAACGCCCCATATCCCCGCCGAGCCTACGCAGCACAATTCTAGCACTGATAGAATGCGCGACACTCGCACGTATGCAAAGAAGATGCCGAATATCGGCCAATTGTAGGGCTCGCCGTAGTGAGGCAGCCAGCTCGCCCACAGCGTTACCTGGAGCGAAATGCCCACTAGGAGACATCCGATCATCGCATAGGCCCAGAGCGCCCGCCTGATCGTGAGGCGCCCCAGATGGGCCATGGGAGCGGATTGTCGAACGGCGACGCAGGCCCCCAAGAGCAGCGCCAGATCGACCACGCTTGCCGCTCCCCAGCGCCACGGCCTGTCTATCGTGCCCAGGAGTACGGCCAAGACCTGGCCGAACATCAGCCCCCCCGATAGCCACAAGGCGCCGGAGTTACGCCCAAGCGGTCGATCCGCCATGGCGTTCAATGCAAGGACTCCCACGTCCGCGAGTAGAAAATAGATGGCCACGCTATCCATAACGCGTGGACCGCCTATTTGGGATGCGGCGGGTCGCCTTCGCCTGCATCGTCAGGCGTCGGGGTCGGGCCTGGGGTTGGCCGCGGAGGGGCCGTAGGTTGCGGCGGTACGTGTTCGGGAACGGACTTCGGATCGCTCATGGCTTAGCCCCCTGTATCACCGCGAGTATAGTCAGAAACGAGCGATGCTGGAAAGAAGGAGGGCCGCATAGGAGGCCCAGCGGCGAATGGCGTGCTTTTGGGCCTCCATCAGGTTCAGGACCACGCCGGGGGAACAATGGCCGACACAGCAGCGACTTCAGTCGACTGCGCCGCTGCGCTCTCGTGCTGGGTAACGGCAGCGGTTATCGAGTCCCGCATGCCGGCAAGGAGCTTTCCGAAGCACTCTTGCGGCGTGAGCAGTCGTGTCGCACCACCCCCGATTCCGACAGGACCATATTGCGCCTGAAGCCCGGCGATGACCCGCGTCATGTCGGCGTCGCTGATGGACGCGGAGTGACTGAACGACCATGAACCATCGTCCATCGTCACTGTAACAACTTGTTTTGCCATTGGATTATCCTGTGATCCCGTGCCACGCCGCGCCATTCCAGATGACGGAGCAAAATGCGGTGCCGGAGGTGTGGGTTGGCGTTGCACCATTCACGCAAGCGTCGGCGTCGGTCACGTAGGCCATAGCGCCGGTCTTCGGCGCGACCGGAAGCGTCGCCACCGTGTAACCACTCAGGACCGCCGTTCCTTGGTCAATGGTCAGGCCGGTTGTCTGCGTCTGCGCGCTCGTGCCGGACGTGGTGGCGACTGGAGACTTGAGGATCAGGTCAGAGGGCGTAGCGTTGCCGGTGCCATTTCCAGAGGTGATGGTGAGGCTGCCACCAGCGGTGTTGGTGTCGGTGCCGCCGCGTGAGCCTTGGGATTGGAGGATTTGGGCTACGGGAGAGGCGGAAGCAGCCGCGCCGAGTTGGGCGGCAGCAGCAGCAGCGCGTCCGATAAAAAGGTCTTGCGCAGAAGTAGTTGGGTCGCCAGCCCCCCAAGAAAGCGTCGCCAAAAGGGATAAGGAGGCGCCGCTTGCAGCACCGCTGGCGGCTTGGCAAGCTCCACCATATATCATACAAGGACGACTTTGTGAAAAACCAAATCCTCTATCTGTGCTGCCAGATAAGGAAATTGTAGGGTTCGTTGTTCCTGTAGACCCGAATATTTGGATACTTGAAGCCAGAGTTACATTGTTGTTAAACAGCGCCGTCCCCGTCACCGCCAGCGCGTTAGAGCCGATGGTCGCGCCACCGATGCGGATGCTGTCCGCCGCGATGGCCGCCTTGTTCGTCATCGTGACGTTCGTCCCCGCCGTGGGAACCTTGAACGTCGCGGTGTCATAGTTCGTGAACGTCGTCGCGCTAGAGGCCGCGATGGTGCTGCCGCTCCAGAGGTCGCTGGTGGCGCTGGCGACGGTGCCAGACGAGGTCGTGTCGGTTAGGGTCGCGGCGGCATTGGCGTAGCGGATGCCGGCAGTGGTCCACGCTGGAGCGGAGATGTTGCCGGAAAGGCCGAATGATGCGCTCGATACGGTGGTGTTGCCCGAGAACGTATTAGCGGCGTTGAGCAGTGGGATCGTCGCGCCCGAAGTCCCGGTGTTCACCAGCGCCGCGCTACCGAGGCCAATCACGGCGGCATTCGGAATGCCGGTGATGTTGGTTCCGGTCCCTGAGGAAGGCGTTCCGAGCGCTCCGCCATTAACCACGGGAGCCCCTGCCGAACCCACATTGACCCCCAGCGCCGTGATCACGCCCGTGCCCGCGCTGGCGGGGCAGAACACGCCCGCGTTCGACAGGTCCGCGCACGCCGGCTGGGCCGCCGACACGCTGCCGTCCGTCCCGATCTGCGTCAGGAAGTTATGGCTGGCGGCGGCCTTGGAATAGACACCCCCAGCCGAGCTGGCGCCTGGCGCGGGCAGGTCGGCCCCCACCAGCGCGCGGAACGTCGGGGCGGCTGCGGCGCCGGTCGTGGGGCCCGCGAACACGCCATTCGCGGACTGCGTGTTCAGCGTGATCCCGAACGTGCCGGCCGTGGTGATCGGCGAACCGGAGACCGCCAAGATCGATGGGACCGTGATAGCAACCGACGTGACCGTGCCGGATCCGCCACCTCCTCCGCCCCCTGGAGGCGCGCCGTATTGAGCCGGGCCTGCCGTCGAAATCTGGGCGAGCGATGGCGTCGCGCCGAGAAGCGCAATCGCCGCGAGGAGTGCAGACAGGCGCTTCATCGCATGGCCCTTAGTAGTAGGTGACGTTGACGGTCGCCGTCGCGCTGGTCTGGATCATCTTGAACGCCGACAGGACGCCCGTGTAGACGAAGGGCTGGAGCGCTGAGATCGGCATGCCAACGCTGGCCGTGGGGCTGGTCCCGTCATCCCGCCAGCGGATCGACTGCGTCTCCGGCACGATCACCGCGATCTTCGCGCCCGCGGGGATCGAAGGAAGGCCGACCGCAGTCGAGACCGACGAGGTCTGCTGGTAGCCGAGCGACGGCGAGCTGGCCGGGATCAGTGCGACGCCCTGGCCTTGTTGGATCTGGCCGCCGGGATATTGATAGATTCCGACAGTGGGCGCTGCGGCCATTGCTGGAGCGCAAGCCAGCGAGGCGAGAGCGGCAAGCGCAGAGATCAGAGAGAGCTTATAGCGCATGCCGTTCCCCCAGAAGGCGAGGCGCCATGATCAGGCGCGGGGGCCTTCGGGTCAACCCTGCGGCGTTGGCCATCCGGACGTGAGGTCGAGCGCCGCCAGGGACTTCGCGCTCGAGGCCGCGGTGATCTCGGCAATGAGGCCCGCTGCGAAGGTCCGGCACGCCTGCTCATAGGCTTCGCGGGTCATGATGAACGTCGCCAAATCAGCCGCCGCCATCTGCATCACGACGCCATTCCCGAAGTTCCAACTGATCGGCGCGCTGCCGACCACGGTAACTGCCTCGCGCGCCCCGATTTTCAGGCTGTCAGTGATCGGGCACGCGTGGCCCTGATAGGTCCATGCGGCGAGCTTCGACGCCAGCGCCGAATCGACCTGGCCAAACAGCACGGCCCGGCTCCGGTCAAGCACAGCGGAGGCGCTTGAATAGGCCGCGATCGCCGCGTTGAGTTGCGCTCCGGTGACGGATGGACCGTCGAAAACCACGCTGAATCCTGAGTTATCCTCGATCGGATCGATGATCGTGAACGTCCGATTCGGAAACGCCGATGCGACAGCCCGCGCGACATCTCCATGGGAGAGATCAGTTTTCAGTTCCATACTTCAATCCCCCGCACGGCGGACGTGGCCATGCCCGTGAGCGTGCTGGACGGCGAGCTGAACTGCGGCTGCAGCGTATAGCTCTGCGGCAAGCTGCCATTGTCGAGCGTCATGATCGATGCCACGTCCAAGACGGAGATTGTGGATAGGACGCCCGTCAGGCCGACGTCCACCTCCTGATCAAGCACGGTCGGGCCGCCTCCGGTGTTATAGGTCAACTGGAGGCCAGCCTTGGTGCCGCCGGGAGAGCTCGTGGTGTCGTTGAGGAACGACGCGAACGCTTCCCAATAGATGATGTTGGTCGCCCGCTTCTTGGTGACGGCGATCGAGTTGGCGAGATTGGTCCAGCCGCTCGAATTGGTAGTGACCCGAACCTGAGTGGATGCATACCAGATGTTGGCCACAGGGCTTCGCGACAGGGCTTGCATGAGCCATGCGGAGGCTGCGGCGCTATAGGTCAGGGTGAATGTGCCGCCGGCATTGAGCGTGCCTTTGCCGATCTGGGTCCCGTCCTGATAGAGAATCGGCTTCGCGCCGGGAGTACCGCAGTTGAACGTCGAGTTGCCGGTGTTCGTGTGGCCGGCGCCGACCTGGAAGCGGACCGTCATCCCGTCTGGATAGGATGCTGCGATGTAGGCGGGCGCCAGGGCCCCAACGTAGACGTTTGCCGCGCCCGTATCGACGCCGGCATATTCCGGCTGACCCAGCAGGAGAGCCTGCATGCTCGCTTCAAGATGGGCGATAACGCCATCATCCAGGGCATTGAGCCCCGTCGAGTCGTTGATGAGCTGACCCAGGGCGGCGGCGACGAACGAGGCTTGACGCCAAGCCGTGTTGCACTTCTGGGAATAGGCCTCCCCGGCGAGAAAGCCTTGGGCGATACTGCCGTCTGCAGCCCATGCCGAGGGCGACAGCACATTGGCGCCGGCCCCGATCGCGAATGCGGTGAAGTCGTTCTCTGCCACCCCGGCCTCTCCGCTAGTTCGTCTGCGTCTGAGATATCACTTCGGCCCCACCTTGACCAATCGCCAGAGCGCATAGTCCCTAGAGGCAGGTGTACATATAGCCGCCATTGTATGCCGAAGTGCTGTTGATGGTGAACGACGACGTTGTGGGCGCCGGAGAGATATAGACCGTGCCCGCGACGTTACCCTCCGGTATCACCGTGCAGAACGGCCGATGGCTCCAGCCGCGGTTGAAGGTCACCGTCACGCTCGTGACCGCTGATCCGCCCGTCAGCTCCCCTGCGTTATCCCCAGAACCGCTCGTCAGGCTTCCGTTGGACACTGTCGGAGCGCCGCCGCCCCACATCCCGCGCAGATGGAAGCTCGGCTCGACCACTTGAAGGCCTGCAGTCGCGATCTGCCCTGCCGTATCGAGGGTGCCGGCTCCAAGGTCCGTGGTGGATCCGATGACGAAGCCGCCATTGCCGCCTGGGCTCAACGCGGCCCCAAGGGTGAACGACGTAGAGCCGTTGGGCGTGTACCAGAACTCCATGTCCATGCCGTTGTGGCTTGGCGTCTGGGCTTCGGTGGTCTTCGCCAACACTGCCGCGTCGTCAGTATCTCCAGTGCCGTTCCACGCGGCGAAGGCGACAGTCCCCACGTACTTGTTATTCGGGACAGCGCAGATGCTGGCCTTCGTGCAGCCGAAGAGTTCCAACTGCAGGCCGGGATAGGCCCCGGCCGCATTGTCAAACGCGAACATATCGAGGGTCGTGCCCACACCATCGGGGCCCGTGATCTCCAGCGCCGTTCCATACTTCGGCGACGGTGATCCCTGAACATTGTAGGCCAGCGCGAGGTAGCCGGCCTGATTCAGACAGAACACCGGAGTGGCGGGAAGGCTCGCCGTTCCAGACTGGATGTTGTTGATGCAGAGGTTGGCCGAGGCGTCGGAAGTGCCGATGGTCCCGGCCGCCGCCGTGGAAGTGATGGTGGCGATCGTGTGCAGGGTGCTATCGGAGCCCCATGCTCCAAAATCGTAGTGCCCGACGATGTTTCCCGATGTCACCGCGGAGGGCGACCCGACGGTTCCGTTGGCGCGATCAGCTCCGAAATAGCTGGAGTGGCCGTAACTGAGCGACTGCAGGCCAGAGCTCGCTCCGGTCCCGCCAGTAGCGACGATGCTGGAGCCGCTACGATAGGCCGCCGGAAGCCCCGTCAGGGTTGCGCTCACATCGGCGACCATGGCGCTTCCAAAGACGCAGGTCGTGTTGAGCAGGCAAAGCGTGCCGCCCGAAGTGCCGATATTCTTGACGAAAGCCGTGCCGATGGTGACGCCGCCCACCGAGTGGATGGTCGCCACTCCAGTCGAGGGAACCACGGTCACATCGGTGTTCATCGTGAAGCCGGCCGACGCGCCCGAATTGTTGTAGAGGATCTGACCGCTAGTCCCGCCGGCCGCCACGCCGCAGCTGGCTCCGAAACCCGAAATGAGACCGGCCGAATTGACCTGCAGGCATTGCGTCGAGCCCGTGACGCCAGTGTCGGTCAGGGTGCTGAACTTGCCTGCCGCGGGGGTCGTGCCCCCAATGACCGAACTATCGATCGTGCTGGCGGTGATCGCGCCGGAGGTGAACGTATCGCCGCTGAGGGTGCATCCCGATGCGATCGTCGGCGATAGGCCCATGCCGCTGAGGCAGCCGCCCCATGCGCCATAATCCTGTTTTGACTGCCACGCCGTGGTCCATTGCGCAGGGGTCCAGACCTGCCCAAAGCTGATCGTGCCGCCGTTGGGTACGGATTGCGCCAAGGCGCCCAGAGGCGCCATCAGCATGGCGGCGCCGGCGATAGCCAGGAGCAGCTTGCGCATTAGAACGACGATCCCCCGAAGGAAAAAATGCCAAAGCCCGAGCCGGAGCCCGCGTAAACTACGCCAAGATCGATGGGCCAACTACCCCGGTCAAAGCCGGAGATCACTGCCGTCTCCATGTCGAAGCCGAAAAGGGGGGCGCCAGGAACGCTCGGCGTCACGTAGTTGACGTGGACGCCCTCCGGCTTGAACGAGAGCTTATTCTGGACCAAGAGGCCGGAAATCCAGTTCGGCACCAGGCCGCCATAGACTCCGACCGTCATGCTCATATCCATGTGGTCGTTGATGAAGCAGCCCAGGCCGTAGGGCCTTAGGACCAACTCGAGCGCTGAGACTGCGGAATCGATCAAGCCGTCCCAATGGTTGGCCTGGATCTTGGACCTGATGGCCGGCTTATAGAACGCGTCCGGAAGGTTCACGAGACCTTCGGTCGGATCGTATGGGCTGAACCAAACGCCGACATCGAAGCCCAGGCCGGGGGTGTCGAAGGAGAAGTAGACATTCGGAAGCGGCTGCTCGAGCTCGCGGTTCACGCCGACCCACTCGCCGATCACGTCGAGCTGTTGCCCCTCGGCTAGATCGAGGTCGAAATATCCCGGCAGCGCCAGACAGTTGATGCGCTGGTCCGCGAGGCCCTGGATCGATGCGGAGAGCGCAGCGATGAAGCGCGTCGCCCCGGCATGTTCTGACGTGACCAGCGACAGCCACGGCGTCAGATCGGCGCTCACGACAGGATGATCGTCACACCGGCGGGCGTGCAGGTCGCCTGGCCGTTGTAACCCACCGGGATATTGGCGTGGCCGAATGAGCCGCTGTTCAGCTTGATCTGTATGTCGGTGACGTTGAACGTGCCGTAGTCAAGCTGTCCGGTGCGAAGAGCTGGCGCATAGAGTTGCGTCAGATAGACCTCTTGGCCGATCATCAGGGCATTGATGAATGCCGAGACATCCGCCTGCACATTCGCTTCGCTGGTGGAGACGAAGTTGGCCAGGGCGGTCATGTTGACCTGCACGCCGATGGTCTGGATCACGGGCCGCGAGAAATAGATCGTTTTCTCGATCCCGTTCACATCCAACACGACGACGGCCGTCGAGCCATAGGTGCGGCAGCCGGGACCCTTCTTCAGGAGGATGGTCTGGGCGATCTGGGTATCGTCGCCGCCCTCGACCACGAAGGCGATCGAGTGAGCCGGGATACCGTTTCCGTCAGTCGTTCCCGTGTCGTTTTCGTAGGGCTGGACCTTGGTCACGCCCGGCAGATTCTCGACTGCCCCGACAGTCCCGTCGAAAATCGATTTGGACGGGAGTGCAGTCGATGTCGTCTGCCGCTGGCGCAGTTGGGGGTCGGCCTCGACCGGCGCGCCTACTGTAGCCGCAGATGCATTGTTCGTGCTCTGCCATCCTCGCGTAGGCGTCAGGATGCGCGTGATCGTATCCGCTGCGGCCTGGATCGCGCCTGTGGTCATGCAGGTCGCGGTGACGGTGATCGATCCACCGAACGGAATGATGACGCTGGCCGGCAGCGCCCATGTGTTCGCGCCATCACCCACCATGCCGTTGACAATCGGGGTGAAGGCCTCGCCCACGATCAGTTGCTCGGACGTGGAGTTGGACGGGCTCTCGCGCTTGATCCCGTTGATCTTCACGACCGACGACAGGCCATTACCGACCGCCGTCGAGGGCGACTGATTGTTGAAGGCGAGGATCATCGCAGCGTTGGACGAGTCCTGCGCCTTGGCCAGGATCGCGAGCCATTGGCCCGGCTGCGTGTCCGGGGTCAGCACCGCATCGGAGCCGAAGATGGCCTGGAACTGCGCTGTGAGCGTATCCAAGATATCGGCATATGGCGGCGCAGAGATGCCGCTGGCGTCAATCGTGCATGCGATCGAGGCAAGTGGGATAACGGCCATTCAGCAGCTCGACGCGGTCTGATAGGTCGCAGTGAAGTCGATCGTGGGCGGACTGCCGGTAGTGAAGTTGGCTGTTGTCCAGTTGGCGCCGGACGATCCGCTCGCGAGATTGTTGATCGTGAAGTGAGTGCTGTCGTTGACTTGCAGGCGTGGAGCGCCCGTCCACGTCACGTTTCCGTTGGTGTTCGTGATCGTTCCGCCCGGGCCAAGGCTCGTGTTGGTCATCGCATAGGGCAGGGAGCCCATGATGAACGTTCCGGAGGCCGTCGTGAAGGTGAAGGTGCTGGCCGTTATGTGCGCCTCGACCTCGACCAAGGCGCCGCCCGTGACGTTGACGCAGGTGTAGGTTCCGAATCGGCCGGCGTTGTAGCTGACGGAGAGATTTCCCGGCGTCGTGAAGCTGAACGTAGGCGTCCACGTTCCCTGCTTGCCGCCGCTCGCGCCGCCTGCACACCCGGCCCCGAAGCCCACAAGAGCTCCCGAGGAATTGACCTCAAGGCACTGAGTCGAGCCGGTGATGCCCGTATCGGTGATCGAGCTAAAGGTGGCTGCTGCCGGAGTGACGCCGCCGATGACCGCATTGTTGATCGTCCCGCCGGAAATCGCTGGCGTTCCGATGGCCGCGCCAGTTCCGAGCACCAGGGTTGAGCCTGATCCGGTTGTGGTGTTGCCAAGCACAGTCAGCGTGCCAGCCAAATCGGGCAGGCTGTAGGTACGACTCGCAGTGAGCGCCGAACCGTCGAACGTCTTCACGTAGCCGCTGGCGCCGACCCATGCAAAGTGACCCGAACTGGAAAACACCCGGAAGTTGGTGCTCGCTGGCGAAGCCGGGGCGACCGACTGATTGTCGAACTCGACATAGCCGCTGCCAGCCGCGCCATTGATGACTTCGGCCAGCATGCTCTGTGCGCCGGTCGTGAACGTGTTCGCCGACGTCTTGTCCGCCGCATTGGTGACTTGTGCTGCGGTATAGTCGCCCGAGGCGGGTACAACGACGCCACCGCGCGAATTGAAGCTCGTCACCACTGAGCCAGTGACTGGGCAGTCAGCCCCGGTTCCTGTGATAACGCCGGCTGAGTTTGCATGCAGGCACTGAGTCGAGCCCGTAATCCCGGTATCGGTGAGCGCGGTGAATGAACCCGCTGCGGGGGTGACGCCGCCGATCGTGCTATTGTTGAGCGTGCCGCCGGAGATGGACGCGCCCGTTAGCGTTGGGTTGACCAGGGACGGGTTGGTCAGCGTGCCGCCGCTGATCGTCGGGGTTGAGATCGACGGCGTGTTCAGAATCGGCGAATTGATGGTGAGTCCGGTCGCAAGCTGCGGAGAGAGGCCAATGCCGGACAGCGCGCCGCCCCAGGCTCCGTAGTCCAGTTTCCCCACGGAGCAAATGTTGATGCCGTAAGCGGTCGCGACTTGGCCGGTCTGGAAGCCGCACGAGGTCTGCGCCGCGGCGGGGCGTACTCCCATCATGGACAACGGGAGGGAGAACGCCGCCAGGACCAGCGCCGCCAGGGCAATGCGAAGTAGCTTAGCCAAGCTCGGCCTCCCCCCAATTGAAGCCGCCCCAGACCGCAGTCTGAGCCAGATCGAACCCTATACCACCGATGGCGACGGGTTGCTCGCTGTAGAGGGTCATGACCTGCACGCCGGACACGATCAGCTTGCGATTCTCGACCACACTGGAATAGGACACGATCTCCGTCACGCCCTCGACGCCGAGGATCACGGCCTTGATCGCCGGGTCATAGGTCGAGGCGGTTCCGTAGCCCAGGATTTCGGTCGAGAGCGGCAGGCCGGCGAGGAGGTTCAGGAACCACTCGCCCTGAAGCAGCCTCAAGGCGGTCAGGACGCATTGCGCCACGCCCTCGGGGGAATTGACATAAAAGTCATTCCCACTACCGAAGATCATGTCGCCGGTAATTGGATCCTGCTTGAGAACTCTCATCAGCCTGTCGCCGGTCCAGTGTCGCTGAGGCCGACCTGCACGTCAGTGTGGACGTGGTTGACCAGCGAGATGCTATCCGACCCCGCGACCACATCGGTATCGGACGTGATCTGGCCGGTGACGTGCAGCGTTCCGACGATCGACACGTCGGCAGTGATCGTCGACCCGCCGGGGGCGGTGATATCAACCGTTTGGGCGGTCGGGTTGAGGGCGAGGAAGGTCGAGCCGTCGTTGCTTTGCAGGACTGCGGCGCCCGCAGTCACACCGCTTGGCAACACGTTCGGCTGGCTTCGCTGACCCACGAAGACGCAGCCATCGCTGAGGTCATGCATCCGCATCTCGGCCTGAGGCTGGACTCCGCCCGACTGCCACCATGCGTCGATGCAGCGGTCAGCGATGTTGATCCAACACTCATCGTCCTTGGCCACGTCAAAGGTCAGAATGCAGCCGCCCCCGCTGGGAAATTGAACTGGACAGTCGACCAGAAGAGGAAGGGCCGTATCGGTCCAGACACCGGCTGGGTTCAGCACCTTAGCCATAATCGCTGGCTGGACCGTGGCCGTCATCTTAGCCCGGTCGAAGCTTTGGATGATACCGGGACCGCCGCACCAAATCTGAGCGCGCGTGGAGTCCTGCACCACGCGGAGAACTTCCTCGAGATCGTTACTCCGTTCGCGCTGATCCAAAACTCGCCCCCGAAAGCCTCAGGCCCTAACTGTAGGCCCTGGTTGCCAGCCCTGGCGTGACAGCGTCGTCCATGGCGATGCAGATCATGTCGGTGTACCAGTCATTGCCCCTGCTGTCGCCGGAGTGCTCCGCCACCACGACGCGATAGAAGCCGTCCTCGGCCACGCGAGGCAAGATCGCATTGTTGACCTGGCCGTAGATATCGACCGCGAGCTGGAAGCGGTTGATCGAAGCGTTGTCGACCTGAACCCTCTGCCCAGCCCTGATTTGAGCGTTGAGTAGGCTCCTGATCTTGATTCCCTCTTGGGTCTGTTCTGGAATGCCGATCAGGCCAGTGGATGAGGTGAGCACGATCGCATCGCTCGGTAGGAAACCTGTGATCGGGAAGACGTTGAGTTGCTGATTCTGAACCGTCCAGTTGACTTGCTGATCCTGAGCGATGGTCCTGAGCGGATCGCGAGCCAGGCCGAACATGACCCGGCCTCGCGGCAGGGGATTGCCGCCGAGATCCGATATCTGTCCGGCGGTGACGCCTGATCCCTGCATGGCTTGGGCCGCCGCGCCAATCCGATCATTGGGCTTCGAACCGGCCGCGAGGGTCTGGTTGATGGTAGCGAAGTTGGCGGCCATGTCGCCATCCGCGGCGATGATGTCGAGATAGGTGTCGGTGGCGTTCTCGCGTCCGCTCTTGGTCTGAACGATCGTGCCGTCAAAGATCGTGCCGAACTGCGCCTTTTGGTAGCCGGCAGAGAGGGTGACGCGGGTGAACTCTGCATTGACCCGCTGGATCGTCTGAGGCGCCACGTTATAGACCCGGGCGAACAGGTTGTTGGGCGTCTGCAAATCCCACTGCTTCACCTTGAACACGATCTTGAACTCGGTGAAGTCGATCGCCTCTTGTGCGTTGGAGGTGATCAGTGAAATCTTCCGCAGATAGAGCGGCTGGCCCATCAGCTCACCGGCGCGGCTTGCGGAGGCAGATAGTAGAGGTGCGAGGTCACGCCGAGATTGCCATAAGTCGGCGTGGCGTCCGGCGCGTGGTCGGTCTGGACGATCAGCGATCCCAGGATGCCAAGGTGCTTGTATTGAGCCAGGAGGTCGGCTCCAGTCACCAGCGGAATCCCATTGATGATCGGAGCGTTCGAATCATCATCGATGTCGAGGACCCAGCCTCCCTCGATCACGTCCGCCCATTTCAGCGTCAGGCGATAGAACGTGCCACCGAGGTTGATGCGGAGCGTCTGCGCCTGAGGCGAGGTCGGGATTTCGAAGACCTGATAGCCGCTCATACGACCGTCCCTGCCGGAAGGGCCGAGGCGATGGCGCCCTGATTCGCATTGGGCGCCGGGGTGAGTTGACGGTTGCCCTGATCGCTCGGCGGATTGGTGGATTGCGGCTGGGCCTGCTGAGCCACTGGCGGAACGGCTGTCGCTTCGGTCTGGACAAGGATCAGCTCGCGGAAGTTGGCCGTGATCGCGAGGGCATATTCGCTGGTCTGATCGGTGGTCTGGACCAGCGATTCGAACAGCATGTTGGAATAGCTGCGTTTGCCCGTGACGATGTTGAAGAGGCCGAGCGATTGCTTCAGCGACAGCAGCTTGTCGTAGACCTCCTGTGCATAGAATGGATCGCCATCGGCTGCCGCAGAGGAGTTCGAAGCCCCGGCGCGGATCACCAAGCGCACGGGCTTGTTGTAGGCGTGGTCGCTGATCGGAGCCCCTTGTTCGACAGGGTGCTCAGTGATCACGTTGTCGTCGGTGCCGACTTCCTCGATCGTCACGTCCATGACGATGCCGCCGATGTTGCGCTGCGGCTTGAAATAGACGGGCCCGCTCTGCGTTTGATCCGCAGGGCCGGCAGGAACCACTCCCATGTGCGCCCCCCTCTAGACGACGGCCGGCTTCAGGTTTCGGAGCAGATTACCATAAACCCGCTCCTCTTCCGTCTTGACCGCCGTCGCTGTGGCGCGCGCATCCCCGCCATGGATCTGGATATCCGTCTTGGCGTTGAAATTCACGGTCCGATTGCCGCCGCCGCCGCCTCCAGAGCCGGCATATCCAAGCCCGGCGCCGAGTGGAGAGGTCCAGCGACCGCCGCTTTCAAATCTCGCCATCGCGGCCATGACCGTCTGCAGCACGCGCGGGTCGCTGAGGTTGATCTGCTGGTTGGCGCTGACGCCCAAAGCGCGCGAGACCGCGGCGATGTAGTTCATCGTGCCGGCGTGGGTGTTTCCACGCCCGCGTTCAGGACTCCATCCCCAGCGCGGATCATTGATCAGATCGTTGACGGTGCGCAGGCCATGGACCGTGAAATCCCGAAGAAGCTGGTTGGCCATAGCGGCGGAACCGGCGGCTGGACTTGAGAAGACCCGGAACTCCCCGGTTCGTGGATCGATGAGGTTGCCCGGGTTGTTGTTGCGAACCGAGCGAGGAGCGTTCGGGGCGCCAGGAAGTCCGCCAATGCCTCCTTGGCCAGGAACGCCCTGATAGCCGCCAGGGGGGCGCGTGGGCGGCAATGTCGTGTCGACGGGCGCTCTGGAACCGCTTTTGGGCGCAGCGGCCCCGGCGGGCGACGGAGGGGCCTGTCCATGGTGCGTGAGCCGATAGAAGGCATCGCTGATGGCCTTCCCCAGCGTAGTGAATAGGCCGGTGATATCCTTGAGTGTGTCGCTCGCGAACGTCTTGGCGTCGGTCCACGCCTTTTTCCAATTCAGCGTCAGCAGGTCGATGATCAGGCGGATGGCGTCCGCCACAGTATGGAGCATGTTAGCCAGGGTGGTGATCGCGCCGCCGACAAGGATCGCGATTGCCGATCCAAGCCCCTGGAGAACGCCGACAAGGATGGGCCCGAGAATCTTTACCAGCGGAGCCAAGGCATCCATGACAGGCTTCAACGCGCTCACGATATCGGCAAAGCCGTCGACCAGCTGTGAGAGTGCCGATTTGAGCGGCCCCACGTTCTGGAACAGCGTGACGACGCCCGCGATCAACGCACTGACGAGCCCGACGACGGCCGCGATGGCGATCCCCATAGGTCCGAACAGCGCGCCTATCGGGAGCAGGATGCCGAACAGTAGGGCGAGCGAACTCGACCAGCCGCCCGTCGCCTTATCCGCCGCGCCTATGGCATCGGCCACGACAGTGACGATTCCCATGATCACCTCGCCGATCGGCTGGAAGCGCAGCAGGACCTTGTCGGCCAGGGCCAGGAACACGACGAGCAGCGTTCGCAGTTGCACCATGAAGTCGTGCGACGCCTTCGCCGCCTGCTGCTGGTCGATGCCGAAGCTGCGGAAGATCGCCTTGGACTGCTCCTCGAATTTCTTCAGCTGGTCGGGGTCGCGGATCAGGGCCTGGAGGGTCTGCTCGTTGATGCCGAGCAGCTGCGCATAGACCTTGGCGAGGTAGTAGGGCATCTGGCCGAAGCGCTTGCCGAGGTCGCTGACGATGTCCGTGGTCTGGCGCAGTTCACCATTGGCGTCGCGTGTCTGCACGCCTAGCTTGGCGATGACGCTTTCGCCGGCCGGGTAGCTCCGCATGAAGTTGGCCACAGCCTCTAGAGCCGATCTGGCCTGCTTGGCGTCGCCCCCCATTTGCGAGACGGCGAAGTCGAACGCGGTGATGTTCTCGACCGATGAGTTCAGCCGCTGGCTGGCGTAGTAGAGGTCTTCGAACTCGTCGGAGATTTTGACGACGGCCGCACTAACCGCAGCGGCAGCAGCAGCAACCGCAACGCCGAGTTTCATGACCGTCTTCTCAGTCTTCTCTACGGCGTCGTTGAACTTCTTGAGACTGTTCTGGTCTACGACCCATCCGATACTTAAAAGATACTCCGAAATCACAGAGCCGGCCACGGCAGTCCCCTATTCGCTCGGTGTCGCGTGCTCGCCATTGAATTGGGCGACGTCCAGAGCGTCGTTCATCAGAGCGATGTCCGCAAGGTCGATCGAGCCGTCGATCAGCGCGCTGTAGGAGATGCAGCCGGCCAGCACAGGCCGCATGAGCCAGTCGAGCCCGTCGCCGAGTTCGATCAGTTCGTCAGAGCTTGATCCGGGTTCGGCTGCGCCTCTTCCTGAGAGGAACCGAACAAGCCGCTCAGGGCGTCCCCAACAGTAGCTAAAGAAGGGCCCAGGTTGGTCCTGACCGCCTCCAGGGTAAGCCGGATCATGATCGGTACGGTGATGTCCTCGAACATGACCTTGCCGTTGGAGATCATCACGGGGGACCACGCCGCTCCGCCCGGGGCTCGCCGCTGAATGTGCTTCATGCAGGGGTCGATGATCGCGTCGAACTGCGCGTCTTCCATGCCGCTGATGGCCTTCAGGAGGGGAAGCAGAACTTCCTCGTTCCCGACGCCGCCTTCCGATAGCGCGGCCTTGAACTGGTCCGGCGCGACCTTGTCGACCAGAGCAAAAAGCCGACGGCTCAGATGGCTCTGCATCTTCAGGTCCATCCGCAAGAAGCGGTAGCTGTGACCGGCGATCTCGATCTCGTGCATGGGGGAGTGATATCAGCCCTATTGCGGGCGGGCAACAGGCCCCAAACGCAAACCGCCCCCAGCGGTGAGGCCGGGGGCGGAGCAGAGCTGCGGCGACGATCAGCTCAGCTTAGGCGGCGGCAGGAGCCGGAGTCGGAGCGGGCGGCGAGACGGCCAGGGCGGTTTCGAGGCCGGTGACGTGATCGGCCAGGGCGGTCAGATCGGCGTTGTCCTGAGCCAGGGCATCGGCGAGTTCGGTCTTGGCTTCGGCCGCGGCGGCATCGAGGCGGTCGGCGAGGGCTTGGGCTTGAGGGGAAAGGGACATGCGTCTTAGCTCCTTGGAAATCTCGGCCAGTTGGCGTTGTGGGTTCGCCGGGCTGGCCGTGTGGCCCCGGCGACGTTTCGGACGGCGGTGTTCCATGGCTGACTCAGATGCGATGCATCAGGAAGAGCACGAGAAGAATCACGAGGATGAGGCCAAAGCCGCCGCTGGGATAATAGCCCCAACTACGGGCGTGAGGCCAGACGGGGGCGGAACCCAGGAGCGCCAAGACCACCACCACTACGAGGATCATCATCAGCATGACGGATCAACGGCCGAGGCTGAGTTAGGTTGCCCCGCCTCAGCCCTAGATATTGACGTCCGGGATGCCCGTGCCGAGGACCATTTCGAGCGTGACGATGTTGAACGTCCACTCGTTCATGCCGCCGTCCTTGGCGTAAGTGATCCCGGCGCCCTTCTGGAAGGCAGCCTCGGTGGCGGTGATATCATCGCCGCGCTGGGCATCTTGGAACGTGATGACGTTCCGACCATGCAGCGAGGAGTTGTTGGTCTGGAAGTCGTACATCTGGCGCAGGCCAGCGTTCAGTGGCGACGTCTTCAGCAGGCGCACCGTGCAGCGCCCGGCCTTGCTGGCGTGCAGGCTGTGCATGCCCGAGCCGTCCGCGCCGATCGTCATCGTGTCCTTGTCGTCAACATACTCGAAGGAAATGCCTTCTTCGGCCGCGCCGCCCTGGCTCAGGGTCAGCGTTCCGCCGGGGCCGTTGATGATGCAGTTCCCATCCAGGAAGCTATACGCCGAAATGGCCCTAACCCACCTTTCTCTGCGCGCCGAGATCAGGCCGCATGTCTATGTGCTCCGACATCAACGCTCAATGACGACGCTGATATCCACGGATTGTATGGCGCCGGCGAGCTTCGCCGCGATCTGGAAGGGGACGGAGATGCGCTGGCCGCGGATGTTCTCCGGCTGCGATGCGATAGGGGGGGTGAAGATGTACCACCCCTTCGGCAGATACTGACCCGTCACGAGCTGCCCGAACCCGGCCGAGTTCCACGTGCCTGGCGCGATGAAGCCGTTGTTGACATAGCGATTGCACGAGCCCGCCAGCGCGTTGGCGATGATCTGGTTTCCGGCGTCGGTCTGCGGAACCTTGGTCGGGGTCGTATAGAGCGCATTCCAAGCCGTGGTCTGCAGATCGTTCGCGAAGGCATCGGCGCCAAAGATTTCGTCGATGAAGTTCGTCGCGCAGCACCAGCCGTTGACGATGATCGCCGTGTTGTTCTGGAACTGGGCAAAGTAGTTGTAGCGCTTGGTGTCCAGCACGTTCGCATTGGCGTCGGTGAGGCCGTCCGGCGTGATCCCCGGCTCGTTCTTGTAAGCCAGGGTGATCATAGTGTTGTTGGCCTGCAAGTTCGTGGTCAGAATCCGACCGAACATGGAGGCGGCGGCATAGGCGGTGTTAGACCATTGCGCGAAGGTGCGGGTGTAGCCCGCCGCCTTCAGCACCGATCCGATATCGGTGGAGAGATTGGCGACAAGGGCCGAGGCTTCGTTGGTGGTGAAGCCGAACAGGTGAGGCTTGCTCGCGGCCTGGATATAGGCGGCGGCGGCGATGAGGTCTGCGTCGACCACAGTAGGCGTGGCGGGCAGGAGGCCGTACCAATAGGTGGTCCCTGCATCCAAGACCGAGATGGCGTGGGCGAAGGTCTCCGCCGCGATGCCGCCGATGATGCTCGATCCGGTCGCTGCGGTGAGGCCGAGCTGCGCCGAGATGTCCGTTCCCGAACCATCGGTGGTCGCATAGCCCACGGCCGAATTCACGCCAGTCGTGTTCGAGGTGATGACGAACTGAGAGCCGGTCCAGGTGCAGACCGCGCCCCCCAGGCCATCCCACGTCATATTGAACGTGGCGCCCGTGCCGGCGCCGGAGCTCGAGGCTTGGGCCACGGGATTGGCCGGCAGGACGGTATAGGTGCCCGCCGTCGACACTGAAGCCGTCAGGACGCCCATCTTGACGTTCAGGGTGCAGCCGGTGAGGCTCGCGCCAGTGACGGGCTCGGCGGTCAGGACCGCAGGATTCGCCGTGTAAGCGCCTGCAACGCTGATCGAATTGACTGCGGTCACGATGCCGCCGGCAATGGTCACCAGCGCCTGGAACTTCGTTCCGGTCCCGGTCGTGCCGGTGACGGTCTGAACGCCGTTCGTCCCGCCCGTGCCGCCCGCCACAACGGTCGCGCTCACGACCTGGGTCGATACCACGGTCAGGATGGCCGCGACGCTCGACGTACCGCCGGCCAGGGTGATCGTGTCGGCCGGGACATAGTTGTGAGTCGAGGAACCGCCCGGGGCCTGCACTGCGGCACTCGCGGCCGTGTCGGGCAGGTTGGCGCTGATGACCGCAGCGACGCCGTTCAGGTTCGTCTGCGCGCTGAAGTTCAGGGACAGAATCTTGTGAACCGCGCCGTCGATCGAGATGTCGAACGAGCCGTTCGTGATCGCCGTCCAGAGGCCGATGGCTTGCTGAGCCGCCGTGAGCGGACCGCCGATGTTGAACCCGCTCGTCGCCGACGACGCCCAGCGCCCGATGAAGAGTTGCGTCGGCTGGGGATTCTGGGCGAAGAACAGGAGCGCGGCCAGATATTCCGGATCGGTTCCGGAGAAATCAGCGCCCACGTCCTCGATCGATCCGTAACTGCGGATGCGCTCGACGACGTTGATGACGGGGGAGTCGCCGAGGAACAGGACGCTGTTCAGGTTGGCGAACGCCGCGCCGGTGGGCGATAGGGTCACTGAGACGCGGATCAACCGCGACACCGAAAGTCCCGCTACTGCGCCCATTATTTAGCCCCCCAAGGCTCAGTGCCGGCCACTATGGCACAGGCGTCAAGATTGAGAACTCGATATCCGAACCCGAAGGCGTTTCGGCCACTACGTCGATGGCCGCCTGCGTCAGATTCAGAACCGGGTACGCTCTGGTCACGAGTTGCCGTATTCCCACGCTGCAATCGACCCTATACAGCCAGCGCCTCTTAAGTACCACAGGGACAGGCGTAGGGGTACTCACTGAGATGAGTCCCATATTGTTGAGCTGCAACGTCTCTCGGTTCTGCGCGATCGACAGCCCGTCGCGGAGCAAGGCGACGTACATATCCGCCAATCCGGTCGAGCCGGTGTCATAGAATGAGCAGTCGAGTTCCAGCTCTTCGGTCCTGACCAGCAGGTCCTGGCCTTGGCCGCCGTTCGCATCCGGTTGATGGATCGTCGCCGCGAAAGTGTCGGACGGCTTCAAGTTGACGCCGATCGCAGCCCAGGCCGTGCCGGTCTGAGGAATGTTGGGCGCCTCCGGTTGCCAGCGCGGACGAACCATGTTGCCAGGCAGGCCGGTGATACCCACCACGACGCTCTGGAGGAAGACGAGCAGCGCTTCGCCTTCGAGGGGCGCGGCGGGGCCGGGTGGAGACGCGATGGGCGCGAGAAATCCGCCCGAGGCGCTGGTGTTTGGGTTCGTCATCCAGGCTTGTCCAGATTGGCGATCGAGCCGGCGGTGATCTCACAGAAGCCTGGACCGAATCGGCTGAACGCCTGGATATTCGTCACTTCGTAGGTGTTGCCGTCCGCCAGAAGGATCTGATCCGGCTTTGTCTCAGGGTTGAGGTCGGTCGGGCCCTGGAACTGGAACCGCGAAATGATGCCGATGATGTCTTCTTGGTATTCCGAATCGGCGCCCTGGGTCAGCGCATTGCCGGGCTCCTGGGTCACCACGCCATAGATGTTCGGGATCGCAGTCGACACCGTGGTCGAGAGGCCCTGATTGGTCACAGTCTCCACGCGCCGGTAGACGGTGAACTTGTCCTGAAATCTCAGGTTCGTGACGGCCTTGATGACGCTTAGCGACGGCATGGATCAATTCCCACGCCTGAGTATGGGCGAATGGTCGAGGCCCGACAATGCCGGGTGCGATTCGCCTAAGCAGCGTGCCTGCCGCTCCTAATTCTACTCTGCTGCACACAAGAGGCCGCACTCGGCGTCGTGTTCGTCATCGGCTAAGTCGTCGAACATATGGGGCTGCGCGTAGACAGTTCGCGCCAGCTCGGCATAGGATCGGGCACGCTCGAAGCGGTTCCCATTGGCCTCCTGAGCTACCCACCAGTCCGCCACGCCCGGCTGCTCTCGAATGATCGCCTTGAGCTTGCCTTCGGATTTCAGGAAGCAGAGGTCACAATTGCCCTCGTATGGGCGCAGGTCGAGATCAAACGGCTGTTGCCCCCAGAAGGCCATGACATCTCGGCGCGTGATCTTAGCGTTTGCGAGCGGCATGACCGACTTCCAGCGATGTCCGCCGTTGTCGTTCTCCGCCAACTTTTTGAGGATGCGAAAGCCTTCGTCGTGGCGTAGGCCGACGATGTTGGACCAGTGCTCCCAGCCTAGCGCGCGACAGAACGCCTTGATCGGCTCGACCTTCAGTTCTCGGCTACAAAACCGCTGCAATGGATTCGGAAGCCGTCCCCGAAGAGTGATCAGTCCCTCGAACGGCTCGCCGAGCCGAGCCGCGCTGTTGAGCCCTACTTCCTCGTAGCGCTGCGGCATGGGGCGCCACTCCAGCCAGTGAATATCGACACCCCACCGGCTCCCGCACTCGTGGACGAACCGCAGCGTCTCCTCGCGCTCCTTGCCCGTGTTGGCGAAGGCCACGACCGCGTCGTCCGGAAGCTTGCCGTCATGCGCCCGCAGGATTTCGTGGAGCATGTAGGCGGATGTCCGGCCGCCGCTGAAGCTGATCAGGGCCGGGCCTTCGATCCGGTACGCTGGATGGGGGACGGCCACGGGCGCTCCTATTTCCGAGGGGCGTCGAGCGCCCCGAAGGTTTGATAACACCAGCTGTTAGACAGCTTCCGGCCGATAGCCGCCTCAATAGCGGCGAGCCGCGTGTCCTTCTTCTTGTGCTCCCGGCTGAACCAGATCAGCCGGGCCTTCTCAAGCTGTTCGGGCGTCAGATCGAGGGGGTTGCCGCGCTTGCGCTTCGGGCCAGCTCGGCCGGCGCTGGCGATGTCAGCAACGCCGTCGACGATCATCTGCGCGCACAACCCGTCCTGATCGGTGCGCCGCCCTGTCTCGCCTTCCATGACCACGCCACGGGCCGCCTTGATGGCGTCGACGCGCTTGGCCATCGCCCGCTTTCGGACCGTAGGCGACCCGGTCCACGGCGCCAGGCAGAACAGCCGGCGCACGACCACGACGCTCCCGGGGCGAAGGGCGCGCAGCATGGCGTCGAACTGCTTGCCCTTGGTGTCCTCGACGTACTCCTCGCCGGCCGGCAGGTGGGCGCGCTGCCACTCGGCCGAGAACCGCCCCCTCTTGGGTTGCGGGTTCACGTAGAGCCTCAGGTCCGGCGGCGGGGGCTTCTTTTTGGCCATGTCCAGAAACTACACGCAGAATGCTGGACAAGCAAGAACGAAAGGCATACATTCCGGCCATGGACGACGCCGAATTTGCTCAAGCTATGGGGCTGACGGACGCAGAGGCCGCGCAGGTTCTTCCCACGCTCACGCCCGAGAAGCGCGCGACCCACGAGCGCCTGATCAAGTTCGGCGATGACTGGAACCTGTACGCGGTCGGCCTGGGCCCGAAGCCCACCGGCGCGCTGATCGACACTGAACATAGCACGTCCCGCCGCAAGGCGTGGCGCTGAGAAGGATACGCCCCCCCGGATGGCGAACGGAGTGCTGGTCAAGACCTGGGAAGTCCACTGCGCCAACTGCGAGCGTCCACAGCTTGGGCTTGCCTGGGGCGGCTCTGTTCCGGACGCTGCCGAGGAGCTTCGTCGATACGGCTGGCACACGCGCCGGGGCCTATGGGTCTGCGAATCGTGCTCGGAAAAACTGCCCCCCGGCTCGATGCCGGCGGCGGCCTAGAAGGAAAACGCCCGGATGGATGACCCAGTGGCCAAGGGCTACGATCCGGCCTGCAAAGACCTCGCCGAGCACTTCCTGCGGGACGAGCCGTGCGCCGCCGAGCCAGCGCTCTTTCGCAAACAAGCTCACAGCCTCGCCCAGCAGATTCAAGATGCGGTCGAGGCGTGGTTTCTCACAGAGGATTAGCCCGGTGGCGAAGCGGCCAGGAGATCCAGGGCATGCGCCGGGCTGGTGCATCCACTATCGCTACAATCGCGCTCCGAAGCCGGGCGAGAACACCTGCGAGGCGGGGGTAAATCTCGACAAGTTCCACGGAACGGCTTTCGCCGCGCGCCCCTGTTTCCTCGACAAGGTCGGGCAGAGCAACCCTGGCGCGGAGACGTGCGACCATCTTCGACGCCCTACCGAAGAGGAGATGGCGGACCACGAGAAGTGGGTGTCCGGTCGCATGGATCGGATGCGCACCGTGATGGTCGCGATCCGGCCTTGGCGAGATGCCCACAAGGGGCGCTCGGCCGCTGAGGTTGTCGATTGCCCGGTCTGTGCCGGCCGGCTGCATCTCTCGATATCGAGCTACAACGGCCACGTTCACGGCTCTTGCGAGACGGCCGATTGCGTCTCGTGGATGGAATAGAGGATTAGCCCGGTCACTTCTCGCCCTTGTCGCGAACCGAATAAGTCACGGCACGATACATCTGGCCCGACTCTCTAAGTGGCCTGATATCCGAGTCCTCCAGCACGACTCCAGACTTCTTCGCCTTCCGCTTCCGCGCGGCGATGGTCGACGGCGCGAGCGGCGCCCACGGCCCGTCGACGATTCGCTTGCGCACGGCGTTCTGGCCGATGATCCCCGCGCGATGCAGGCGCTTGTCGACGGCCGCGGGATCGCCGCTCAAGCCCTCCTTGGCGAGCGCGACTAGCTCCTTTTCGATATCAGGGAGCGCGTCCTTCACGCCCTCGGTCAGACCTGGACGGGCGGGAATGTTGGCCTCTGTCGCGCCCTTGTCATGGATGTACATCAGCGCGGCGTTGTTGATTTCGCCCTTCTCGTCGTCGTCTTGGCGCCCGGCCTTCTCCGCCGGCACTCCGATCAGGACGCGTTTCTGAGTCACGGCTTCAAGCCCAGCTAAGAGCTTGCCCATGTTGTTCTTGATGGTGACGATGGGCTTTAGGGCCAAACCCGTTCACGCGCGGCGGTATAGGCCTTCATCGCTACCATAATGCCCCTCGCCTCGGCCTCGGCCCTTTCCGCCCCCAGCTCTTCGCCACGTTCCCTAAGCTCGATGGAATCGCGAACGAGCGCGCAGCATTCGACGGCCAGATCCTCGCAGGTTTTCGACAGCTCCAGCCTCAGTTGGAGCGCCTGATCGGTCACGACTGCAGCCCCGAGCCGCCGTACCAGAACGGCCCAGGCCACGCTCCGAAGCTCAGGAACGCCCCGCCGCAGCCCCAGCCGCCGCCGACATAGACTGGGCCCATGCCCATCATCCGCAGGAGCCGCCAGAAGCGCGTGCCATAGACGGTCGTATTCCAATGCCCAGCGCCGTCCTCAAGCGATTCGGCGGTCGCGTAGGTGATGCTGACCTTATCCACCGATGAGCTGCTGATGGGGCCTGTGACGACGCCTGGGGCCGATCCTGGCGCACCCTGGCCCACAGCGGCCTCATCCTGTGCGGATAGCTCGAGCGAGATGTTGTGGGCCGCGAACAACTGCGCACCGAGGTCGATCATCGCTCCCCAGCGGTCCGGATTGATCAGCTGGTAGGCCACAGTGAGCCAGAAGGTGATCAGGCCGTCTGTCGGATAGGCCGTATTCGCGAACTCAGGGAAGTTGGTGCGGAACGCTGCCGCCTCGATCGCCATGGCCTACTCCCATTCAGCGCGAGGACGATATCACAGGCCGCGATTGCCCCGGCCATCAAGCTCGCGCTCGATGAGTTTCTTGACGGCCCCATCATGGGGATAGCTTAAATCGCTGTGCTTATTGAGCAGGGCAAGCGCCAGATTAAGCTTCTCCTTCGGCACTCCTTCGAGATGCTTCGCGATCTTGGCATTGCTCCCGTGCTCCTCGACGAGCGCCTTCGCGAATCAGCCCTTGGACTTCGACTTGCCCTTGGCGTCGTAGGTGGTGACGCCGTGGCTGGTGAGCCACCAGTGGGGCTCTCCCGTGCCGGCGTAGTCGACCAAGGTCTGCGGCACCTCGCCAGGGCCCTCAGGCCATTCCAAGGTGCGGCCACCCGGCAGGAGCAGCTTGACACTGTTCGGGAAGATCATGGTCACGGTCGGCTCGTTCGGATCGAACTTGCCGGCCGCCGTGCCGGTAGGGACGGGACGATCTTCGGGGGCCGGCAGGTTGCCGGGGATGGCGACCGGATCGGACAGGACGGGGGCCGCGCCCTTCTTCGCCCTGGCCTTCACCGGGGCGTCAGGGGCCGGATCGTCTGGGGCGCTTGGATCGGGATCGGCAGGGCCACCCGAGGCCTCAGCGACAGCCGCGGCAGCCGCAGCGGCGGCTTCGTCGGCGGCGGAGCCTTGCTCGATTTGCGTCTCGTCGGTCATGACTCAGTTCCCTCTTTGAAGCGGTGCGGCCCCGTCCCCCAACAGGGCCGCACCAGTGCTCACGCCCTTCAGCAGCGCGAACAAACGATCAGATGCCGTCGCGGTAGCCGACCGTTTCCGGATAGACGCACTCGACCTGGCCGAGCCGGCAGTAATACGTCGTCTTGTGGTACATGCCCTCGAACTGCACCGGAGTGCGGTTCAGGAGGGTCATGGGGAAGCGGACGCGCTTCTTGTCGGGCGTGTAGGCGATCATCCGATCCGTGCCGACGGTGCCGATGGTCCCGCCGACGCCGGCGCCAATGCACCACTTCATCGGGACGATTTCGAGCTTGCCGCGGCCCGAGGCGTTCACGACGTTGTTCTCCATCAGGTACTTCAAGACGGAGATCGAGCCGGCCTGGGACACCTTCTCGGTGGAGATCAGGCCATACTGCGCGGGCGGGATGCCGAGGCGGCTGGGCATGACGGCCCAGGCCGAGGTTGCCCAGACCGAGGTCAGGATCTCGTTCACGTCGGCGAGCTGCTCGTCAGGCGACTTCTGCGCCCAGGTCGTGTAGCCGGCCGCTCCGGTCGCCACGTTGGTCACATTGGTGACCTGGCCCGTGTTGGCTGCGGCGTTGTTCAGCTCGAGCAGGCCATAGGCGCCGGTGGGCGTGTCGCCGTAGTAGACCTGCTCGTCGATGTCCATCTGATGCTTGAGCTGCAGGCCATCGAACTTCTGCTGATCGATCGGCCGTCCAGCCTTTGCGGCGCTCTCCAGTTCCAAGATGGTGAACTTCACCTCCATGGCCCACGGGTTCAGCGGGTGCGGGATCTTGCCGATATCGACGCCGACGCCGGTGATCTGGTCGGACGTCTTGCCGATCCAGGCCTTGCCGTTGCCGATGCCGTTACCGATGCCCAGGCCGCCAGCGGACGCATAGGTCGACAGCGTGAAGCTGGACACTTCGTCGGCGATGGTCACATCCTCGCGCAGCGGCATATCGCGTGACCACGTCACGTCGGCCAGGGGCTCGTGCAGCTCCTGATCCAGCCGCTCCAGCTCGCCCACCAGGAAAGCGCCGGTGGAGTCGTAGGTGCGGAAGCCTTCGGTGAAGTTGCCGGCCGAGTCGCGGACGCGATAGGGCACGCGCACGGGCGTCTCGAAACGCTTGCCGCGCTGGTTGCCTGCCGCATCCGTGGTCAGGGCATTGTCGAAGGTGAGCATGTCAGGAAATCCCCCGGATTGTTGTGCAGCTGGCGCCCTGCGGCCTTACTGCGGGCTCATGATGACTTCGGTGACGCCGTTGGCGTCGGCCGGGCCGTTGAACTGGAACAGCGCGCCCAGCGAAGCGGTATTGCCGCCCGAAGATGCGCCCTCGAAATTGCCCTGCACGTGAGCCCCGCTCGAGGCCGCGCACCAGACGAAGACCGCGCCGCCCTTCTTGACGGACTGCCCAGCGGGAATCTGGACCATGATGTAGCCGAGCCGCATCACGTCCTGGATACCCGACTGCGGAGGCGTGGCGCCGCCGATCAGGGATTGCGCGCCGCCCGTCGATTGCTGGGTCGGGAAGGGCCGGACGGTGATGCCGTAGGCCGTGGTGACCGCCGTGTCGCCCGTGGTGAACGGACGGAAGCCCTGGGTCGTGGCGTCGAGGATCACCGGCACGCCGTAATTCTGCGGCGGCGCGCTGGCGTCGATCAGGCCCGGTTCGATCGAAACGGGGTGAGTCCGGTTCACGTCGCCGGGAAAGCCGGCGCCCATGCGGAACGGAAATGCGACCATCGATGTGGTTCCCTATTCTCTGGGCCGACGCCCGCCTCAGTTCGGAGCCCGGAAGCCCTGCTTTTCCCAATAGGCCGCGTTGCGATCCTGCCAGTCGGCCAGACTGCGCACCGGACCGGACGCGGCCGTGAAGTCGCGACCGCCGCCATGATCGCGCGCCATGCTGTTGGACCGGCGCTTCATCGTGGCGAGGTTCTTGAACAGGGCGCGGGCGCCGTCGCAGGTCATGCGCTCGGTGACCAGCTCCTTGCCTTCCAGCAAGTCGTCGATCAGCAGGCGCGAGTCGCTGTCCAGATAGGCCATGTCCAGCACCTTGCGGCGGAAGCGGCAGATGCGGTCTAGGCTTTCCTTCGGCTTGGCGGCGCGGTCGAAAGTCGGGATGTGGATGCCCGGCACGATGATCTCGGCCAGGGAGACGGTATTCTGCCAGGAGTCCTCCATGAAGACGGAGTCACGGGCCCGGCGCGCATCCTTGGCGCGGTCCTCGCCGACTTCCTTCTTGATCTCTTCCTCGTCGGCGTCTCGGCCGCGGCGATCCTCGGCCCTCTCTTCGCGCTCCTCGCGCTTCTTCTTTTCTTCCTCGGTTTCGTCCTCGTCGCGAGCACGATCGATTGCCCCCTCCTCGCGGAGTTTCCGCTCTTCCGGGGTCTCGCCCTCGTCATCGCGGGGCTTCATGTCGCGAATGGCCTTGTCCATGGAGTCCATGCGGGCTCCCATGTCATCGACCTTCTTGGCGTAGGGCGCGAACCAGCCCGGGGCCGGCTCTTCGTCCTGGACATCCGGGCCGTCGCTGGGCAGATGGACGTGGACGTGGTTTTCGACGCCAGGGCCGACATTCGTGCCGACGCCGCCTTCAAGGCCAGCTTCCTCGGCCTCGTCCTCGATCTTCTTCAGTTCGGCCTCGTCCTTCGCGCGGAAGGCGCGGCGAATGGCGTCAGCGAAGGTCATCTTCTTGGCCACAACTGCCCCCTTGGCATCTCGTATCGCACATAGTGGACCACAACGGCCCTCTTCGACAAGTGCGACGTGGTTGATCCAAATATTCAACTGTCGGCCCTCGCCGGGGCCCGTCTCTTCGTAATCGGCCGCGTAGCCGCACGACAGCTCGCACTTGCCCTGCGCGATCAGGTCCATAGCGCGTTGATCTTTTACGAGAATATCGGCGACGAGGCACTCCTCGCCGTCGACCTCCGCCCGCCTGGGATTGATCGCTTGGCCGAGTTCGAGCGTCTTCCAGTTTTCCGGCGTCACATCGCTGCCGTCTTCCGGATGCTCATCGATCAAAGACTTGCCTTGAGCCGACGCAATAGTTTCAGGTCGGAAGACTTGGTCCGGCTCGCGCATGATCCGCACGATTCCGTCCGGGCCGGCTTCGATCGGGGTCTCGTCGGGACCGTAAATCTGCACGCCGCAGCGCGCGATCGGCACGCCGACGCAGACCATAAAGCCTTCGGGCGTCTTGAAGCGCGTCGCCCCGATCTTCTCGGGCGCGAAGAACATGGTGACGGGCGATCCGTCGAAATCACGGACGCGTCGGCGATCCCTTACCGAAACTGCAGCCATTGCCCATCGCCCAATGCACCAAGGGCGACGATGACGAGAATCGCCACCGCCGCCAGGATGTAGTCAGCCGCCGTGAGGGGGCTGTTCTTCATCTATCAGCCGATCTCGTCCCACTCGACCGAGCAGCTGAGGGCCGCGCCAGTCGGGAAGGATGCGCCGTTGCCGTTCAGGGCGAACTGTTGGGCGACGCCACGAAGAGTGAGCGATTCGCGTTGCTCGGTGCCGAAGTCCCAGACCAAGGGCGGCACGGCGATCGTCCCG